CACCGGCTTTGTCGCCATTGGCAGAGGCAGCAGCACCTCAGACATGACGATTGCCGAAATGACGGCGGTCATTGACCTGGCCCATGCATTCGGCGATGGGCGAGGGGTGCGCTGGCGCCGCACAAGCATGGGTCGAGATGTGCCAGAAGAGGTTTGTGCGGTACCGCGCCGCAGTCGGGCAAGGGAAGAGGAAGGGATCCCAGCATGAACGCCAACCATCAATCCAATACTTTGCCGGTGCCCACCATGAACCCCACACATCACGTTTGCTGCTATAGCGGTGGCCACACATCGGCCATCGTTGCTATTGAAGTCGTGCGCAAGTACGGCCGCGAGAACGTCACGCTGGTTAACCACGACATAAATTTCACGGTCGAAGACGCCGACATCAAGCGCTTCAAACGTGAAGTGGCCGACTACCTAGGCCTGCCGATCACCTTCGCCAACTACAAGGCCCAGGCCAGCGTGGAAGTCGACCAGTTCGACGTGTGCGTGAAGGCTCAGGCATTCAAGGTCGGCGACGGCTCCGAGCTGTGCACCAGTCGGCTGAAGACCGAGCCCTTCCGCGCCTGGCTGGCCGACAACATGCCCCCAGGCTCGTGCACGGTTTATTACGGATTTGACTCTGGCGAGACGGCGCGTATGCAACGCCGCACGGGTGTCATGGCCAGCATGGGCTACCGTACCGAATACCCGGCTGCCCTGTGGGCTGACCGAACGATCTTGGCGACCGAGGAAATCGGTATTGCTAGGCCCAGCACCTACAGCGTCTTTAAGCACGGTAACTGCATCGGGTGCCTCAAGGCCGGCTGGCAGCACTGGTATGTCGCCTACTGCACCCGAGAGGACATCTGGCTGAAGGCGAAGTGGGCCGAGGAAGAAATCGGCTACGCGATCCACCATGACGATAGCGGCCCGGTCTACCTGGAGGACATGGAAGAGCGCTTCGCCAAGATGAAAGCGGCCGGCGTGCCATGGACTGAGCGCGTCCCGCAGCAGACTTGGTGGGCGCAGGCCCGCAAGATCGTCAAGATTCATGAGGCTGGGCATGCCAATCTACCCTGCGACTGCGCGCACGCGGGCTGAGCTATGAACCGACTCAACCATTTGCTTTGGGTGTTGGCCGAAGAGTGCGCAGAAGTCGCGCAGCGGGCCAGCAAGGCGGCGCGATTTGGCATGGATGAGGTCCAGCCAGGCCAGCCGCTCACCAACGAAGAGCGGATCTGGCAGGAGATGAACGACCTGGCGGCACTGGGCGAGATGCTCATCGCGCTACGCGGCAGCGGCGGCCTTTCCCGCGATGCCATCGAGGCCAAGAAGGAGAAGGTCGAGAAGTTCCTTCTTTACTCCGCAGAGTGCGGGACGCTCAACCCGAGCGCCTGATTTTTCCCATGTAAGAAAACTGCACCCAATGAAGCCAATCGCCCTCATCATGCCCTGGCCCATCATGCGTGAGCTGTCGCCCAACTGGCGCGGCCATTGGTCAGGCAAGGCTCGCGCAAAGAAGAAGCTCCGCGCCGCATGGGCGGGTGCTGCGCTGGAGCAGGGTGCACGCCGGCTGATGGTTGACGCACTGACCGTGCGACTGGTGTTTGTGCCACCCGACAAGCGCGCCCGCGACCTGGACAACCTGCTGGCGAGCTGCAAGGCTGGGCTAGATGGGCTGGCCGATGTGCTGGGTGTGGATGATTCACGCTGGTCTTTGGCAATCAGCAAGGCGGCAGAGCAGGGCGGGTTTGTCAGGGTCGAGGTGACGGTATGAAGCGCGGCGGATTCAAGCCCAAGGCGCCCGCCCGCAGGCCGGCAAAGCAGATCGACTACACGCCGCGCCCTCGCGTCACTGTGCAGGCTCTGGCGATCTCCGAGCCGCGCGCCATTGTCTCCATGCCAAAAGGCCCAAAGACTAAGCCCGGCAAGTGCGCGCCGACTGTGGCAGAGAAGGCTTGGATGGACAGCATCACTGAACTCGGCTGCATTGCCTGCCTGATTGATGGCCACCCTGGCACGCCTGGCGCTGTGCATCACATCCTGTCGGGCGGCCAGCGCATGGGCCACATGCACACGATCTGCCTTTGCCAGCCTGGGCATCACATGGATGGCGCCCAAGCAGGCAAGGTCAGCCGCCACCCATTCAAGGCGCGTTTTGAAAGCCAGTACGGCAGCGAGTCCGATTTGCTGGATATGACGCAGCAACTCGTCAATACCGAAACAGGCCGGGCACGAGAACTCGAAAGGGCCGCAGCATGAACACCACATGCACCGCCTGCGCATCCGGCGCCACCTGCATCAAATCCATGACCCCTGCGCAAATCAACGATCTGCAGGTCGAAATGCTGCATGCTGCCATCAAACCGCCGCCACCCAAAGCGCTTGCTCAGAGAATCGTCGAGTTTTGCGCGGATGAAGAGCGCAGCTACTGGGAAATCATGGCTGAGTTCGACGACTGCAAGGGCTTGGTCAAGACGCTGATAGCGGCCGTCTCGGCTCGCGACTTGATACGGAGACAAGAGCCGAGCGGGACGTATTTCAAGGCAAAGGCCGCCAGATGATGCGCTGTGTGTTCTGCCGCCGCCCGCTTTTCAAAAGCGCCGCACCCGGCCTGCATGTCGGCCCGAAGTGCGCCAAGGACAGGAACCTATTGCCAGACAAGCCCGCGCGCTCTCGGCGCGTGGAAGACCTTGGGCGGGAGATCGACCCGAGGCAGGTGGATTGGGTGAATCTATCAAACAGCGCACCCATAGCGATGCAACTTGACTCCGCCAATCTCCGCTCCATAATCCTTGAGCGGCCCAGCCAACATTAAGGACCGCATGAGCACATCAACCGAAGAGCGATATTCGCGCGCCACCCGCACGAGCCACCTTGAGGTGAAGCCTCACGAGGAGGCGCCGGGCGATGCCGACACGATCATCGCCGCCGGCATGGTCGAGCCGCTGGGGGTGCTGCTAGCTCGATTGAGATCCGAGTGGGACACGATCAGCAAGACGGAGCTCAAGCAGGCCGCCGACAGTCTGACCGCTCGCGTGCTGGTGCTTATGCAGCTCCGCAGCCTCAAGCCAGCCGCCCAGGCCATGCTGAATTTCTCGCTGTGCCACGCCGAGGCCAAGGGCGTTGAGTCCGACGCCAAAGCGCTCGGCTCGCTGGTCCAACAGGTCATGGACATATGGCTTGATCGCCTTTGCCATCACTGCGATGGGCGCGGATTCTCTGGCGGCTTTGCTGGCCCAAAGATCATGTGCACCAAGTGCGGTGGCTCGGGGAGCAGGAGGCAAGGCAAGCTGGGTGCGAACATTTCAGAGCATGCATTCGGGCTTTGGCTGCTCAATACGATGGACAACAAATGCGCGGCGTCCATGGGTCAACTGCGCAGGAAGATGAGGCGCGCATGATGTTGCAATCTGATGCAAATTACACGCTTGACAACCAAAACGCTCATCGCATAATCCGCGCCAAATCAAGGAGAGAGCACCGCCCCGCAAGGGCTTGATCTTTGGGCCAAGGCCCCACGCCAGCGCTACGCGCTTAAGCCGGCTAGACCGGCAGACGTTAGATGGATCAGCTCGCCACTACTTTTCAAGCCCGCCCGGCTCACGCTCGGCGGGCTTTGTCGTTTCAGGAGAATTCATATGCACTACCGCAACGGCCGCGAGGCCAAGAACGGCGACAAGATCGTCAAACTCGAAGGCGGCAAGGTTGTCTCCTTCGGTGTCCTGCACAGCGCTGTGCCGGGCAACGACTACTGCAACGGCAACATCGCCGTCGTGCAGCCGGCCAACGACTACGCCTGCATGGTGGACTGCCTGCACGTCGATGACGTGGCCGAGCTGCTGGACGCGCAGGGCCTGGCCAAGCGCCCCGAGGGCAAGTAACCCATCACGGCAGGTCTTGCCGGCGCGAACCGCGTCGCAGGCTAAGGGATTGAGACAGCCGCCCGCCACCAGTTGCCCTGCGCTACGAACGCCCGACCAAGCCTTGCACGACCGGGGCAGTAACGGGCGCAGGCATTCATCAAAGACGCGCCGCTCATTCCCCTTTAGCTGACTAGGGGTCCATCCAGGCGCAAATGTGGATGGATGAATCCGGCGCTGCGCTGCCCGGCGCTCAAGAAAACAGCAGGGCAGCACCGGCAAGGCTCAGCGCCGCGAGGCGTAGACCGATGGGCCTCCTGTCCGCAGGAAGGAGACGGACATGGGGAGACCCTCAAAGCTTAATGATCGGCAATGGTCCGAGATTCAGCAGCGCCTTCTCAAAGGCGAGAAGGCTGCAGACTTGGCGCGCGAATATGGAGTTTCAAAGACTCGCATAAGCGAACGCTTTTCGGAACGTATCGGAACGGTCAAAGCTGTTGCAAATCAATTGGTTGCGGCGGAATCCGCTTTGCGTCAATTGCCTGTTACGGAACAGCTCCAGGCCCTCAATCTGGCTGATGAGCTGCGGGCTATCAGCGCGCACCTTGCCGGCGCGGCGAAGTACAGCGCGGCCACATCGCACAGGCTGTCTGGCATCGCTCACGCGAAGGTGCAGGAGATTGATGATGCCGCGCCGCTGAATGAAGAAAGCCGCGAGGCCCTCAAGGACGTAGCCGTTCTGACCAAGATCGCCAACGAGGCGGCAACGATCCCGCTGAACCTGCTGAATGCGAACAAGGAGACGGTCAAGGAGCTCAACCAGGCCGCCAAACCAATCCCGCAGAAGGTGATGGTCGAAGTGGTGGACGCAAGCGCGCCAGATGCCGAGGCTTAATCGGCCGCAAGCGCAGTTCCTGGCGCTGGATCGCAAGTACAAGGCGTTTGTCGCCGGGTTCGGGTCCGGAAAGACTTGGACTGGGTGCGCAGAACTCTGCAAGTTTGCGTGGGAGTGGCCCGGCGTCAATGCCGGATATTTCGCACCGACATATCCGCTGATTCGAGACATTTTCTTCCCAACCATGGAAGAGGTCGCGGAGGATTGGGGGCTTGAGGTTGAGCTCAATGAGAGCAATAAGGAAGTTCACCTCTACGCAAACGGGCACTATCGAAACACGGTGATTTGCCGATCGATGGAGAAGCCCGGAAGCATCGTGGGCTTCAAGATCGGCAAGGCGCTTGTCGATGAGCTTGATGTGATGGCCATGACAAAGGCTGAGCAGGCCTGGCGCAAGATCATTGCTCGGATGCGCTACAAGGTGGATGGGCTGCGCAACGATGTGAGTGTGACGACAACACCCGAGGGCTTCAAGTTCGTCTATCAGCAGTTCGTCAAGCAGTTGCGCGAGAAGCCCCAGCTCAATGAGTTGTACGGGCTGGTGCAGGCGAGCACTTATCAAAATGCCAAGTACTTGCCGGATGACTACATTCCGTCATTGCTGGCGAGCTACCCGCCGCAACTGATCCAGGCTTACATTCGCGGCCAGTTCGTCAATCTGGCGAGCGGCAATGTGTATCCGGACTTTGATAGGGCACTGAACCACACAAGCGAGTCCATTCGCCAGCATGAGCCGCTGCACATCGGGATGGACTTCAACGTGATGAACATGAGCGCTGGGGTTAGCGTCGTTCGTGATGGTAAACCGCTCACGCTGGAAGAAGTCACGAAGGTAAGAGACACACCAGCGATGGCGCTGAAGATAAAAGAGCGCTACCTGGACAAAGGGCACTCGGTCACCATTTATCCAGACGCCAGCGGTCAAAACACCAGCACGAAAAACGCCAGCGAGTCTGATCTAAGCATCCTCAAGCAGGCTGGATTCAAGATCGAGGTCAATAACTCGAATCCAGCAGTCAAAGACCGCGTGAACGCAGTAAACGCCATGCTGCTCAATGCGGCCGGCGAGCGGCGTTGGAAAATCAATACAGACGCATGCCCAATGACAACAGAGTCACTGGAGCAGCAAGCATGGGCCGCAAGCGGCGACCCAGACAAAACAACTGGGCATGATCACATGAATGACGCCAACGGCTACTTCATCGTGAGGCGCTGGCCCATCGTGAAACGCACCGCGACCGTTACCCCTCTCCGAATGTGAGCCTATGGCAGCAACTGTCGCAACCGTCTCTGATGCAGTCGAAGCCATGGCCCCCGATTGGGAGCTGGCGCGCGCGCTGCTGGGCGGCACACGGGCCATGCGCGATGCTGGCGAGGTCTATTTGCCAAGGTGGCCGAACGAAGAGCAAGGCGCCTACGATGCTCGTCGCAAAGTGGCTGTGCTGTTCCCGGCCTATGCCCGCACGGTGCAGACTCTGGCGGCCAAGCCATTCAGCAAGCCTGTCACCATTGGCGAGGATGTTCCGACTCGGCTGCAGGAGTTCTGCCAAGACATCGACATGCAGGGCCGCAATCTTGATGCCTTTGCTGCCGACATCATGGAATGCGCGCTTGGCTACGGTCTTGCTGGGATCTTGGTGGACTATCCGACAAAGCCCGAGGGTGTTCGCACGCTAGCTGACGAGCGCTCGCTGGGATTGCGCCCCTATGCGGTCCAGATATTCCCTTGGCAGATCCTGGGATGGATAGCGACACGCAAAAACGGAGAATGGTCACTCCAGCAGCTTCGCTTCATGGAATGCGTCGAAGAGGCCGATGGTCAGTACGGAATCAAGAAGATCGAGCAAGTCCGCGTCCTGATGCCTGGTGCGTGGGAAACGCACCGGCAGAACGAGAAGAAGGAATGGGTGTTGCACGCGTCTGGCACTACCACGCTTGGCTATGTGCCGTTTGTGCCGGTCTACGGACAGCGCACAGGATTCATGCAAGCCAAGCCGCCACTGATTGAGGTCGCCAATCTGAATGTGGCGCACTGGCAGAGCGCCAGCGATCAGCAAACCATCCTGCACATTGCCCGTGTACCCATCCTGGCCGTGATCGGCGTCGATGATGACAAGTGGACATTGACAGTTGGCGCATCAAGCGCCGTGAAGATCCCGCTCAACGGAGAAATGAAATGGGTTGAGCACACCGGTAAAGCGGTCGAGGCCGGCGCCAATGACCTGAAGGACTTGGAAGAGCGCATGCGCCAGGCTGGCGCCGAACTGATGGTGATAGATCAGAAGATCACGGCTACCCAGGTGAGCACTGAGAACGCCGTTGGCATGTGCGCTTTGCAGCGCATCGTTCAGGGCGAGGAAGATGCACTCGACCAGATGCTGAAGATCTTTGCCGACTGGATTGGCGAACCTGAAGGCGGACACGTGACGCTGTTCAACGACTTCGCGGCATCGACGCTGAGCGATGCCACCACGCAGATGATCAAGGATTGGGTTGCGGCAGGCTTGTTGTCCAAAGAGACGGCATTCAAAGAGCTGCAGCGGCGTGGCGTGATCGCGGCGGACATTCTTTGGGAAGACGAGAAGGGCTTGATTGAAGCCGAAGGCCCGCAGCTTGGCCTGATGCAAGATCCTACAAGCCAGGGCGGGGCGGGTGGTGGCATCGGTCAATGAGATCCTGCTGGATGAGGCGGTTCATCACGCAGTAGATACGACGGGCTATTCAAATTGGGTGGTTCGCCGCCTGATCGCTTTGCTGAATCGCGTTGACGCCGATCTGTTCGGCCAGTTGCAATCGCAGCTCCAAGACCTGACGCCGGAGAACTTCAGCGTTCAGCGTCTTGATGGTCTGCTGGTGTCGGTGCGAAATCTGAACCGCCAGCTCTATGACCAAATAGGCCGAGAGCTGACAGACGATCTGAAATCACTGACGCAGACCGAGCTCACCTATCAGGCCGATCTTTTCAAGGCTGTGCTGCCGGTGCAGATCAACGTCGCATCAGTGAACGTGGAACAGGTTTACGCGGCAGCGATGGCAAGACCCATGCAGGGCCGCTTGCTGAGTGAGTGGGTTTCGGGGCTTGAGGCCAATCGTGCGGCGAGAATCAGAGACACCCTGCGTATGGGCTACGTGGAGAACAAGACCACCGCCCAGATCGTGAGAGAGATTCGCGGAACGCGCGCCAAGGGCTATAGCGACGGCATCATTGAGATTGATCGGCGGCATGCAGAGTCGCTGGTTCAGACGGCCATCAGTCATACGGCTGGCGTAGCGCGAGACAACATGCTCGCGGCAAATGCCGATCTGGTCAAAGCTGTGGCGTGGCATTCGACACTAGACAACAAGACCTCGCAGCCTTGCCGCATTCGGGACGGGCTGCAATACACGCTGGACACGCACAAGCCGATTGGACACAAGATCCCGTGGCTTGGTGGGCCTGGGCGCTTGCACTGGCGCTGCCGGTCCACCAGCAGCCCAGTGGTGAAGAGTTGGCAAGAGCTGACGGGCGTTAATCTGAGTTCGTTCACGCCTGAGCAGCGCGCCAGCATGGATGGCGCAGTACCTGCTGACCTGACCTATGGTGATTGGCTCAAGAAGCAGAGCGCGCAGCGGCAGGATGAGATTCTCGGCCCGGCGCGCGGCAAGCTGCTGCGAGATGGCGGGCTTGAAGTGGCGCAGTTTTCGAACGACAAAGGAAAGTTCCTGACGCTGGAGCAGCTTCGTGATCGCAATACTTCGGCATTTCGCCGCGCCAGCCTATGATTGACGGGTGACACTCACCATCGTACCGATCCAACCCGCGCCGAAACCGGACAAGAAGCAGCAGATGCTCGACCGACTCGCTGCTTTGGCGCCGCCTGAGTTGCTCAAGTGCCACCGCTGCGGGTCGATGGAATTTATTGAAACCCGCGTAGGCGTCGAGCGAGCCGGAAAAGGCAAGCCCAAGGGCGGCAAGAAAACGCTGATCTGCATGCACTGCATGGTTCTCAGGCAAGAGCGGGTGGAGATCCGCTAGCGTCCCTGGAACTCACAAACACAGGCCGCCCAGGCAACCGGGTGGCCTTTTGCATTTCTGGGCCAGATATGGGCGCAATCACCATCCTCTTTGTTGTGTGGGTGGCTTGGGCGGCGCTCAATGCGGCCCTGCTGGTGTTGTCGCCCTGGATCGTGCCGGATCGCGCCGGGGCGTTCACAAACGGCCTAGTGATTGTTGTTCCAGAAGCGCTGCGATCCCAGCTAACGGCTAATGAACTGGCAGCCATCGAGGCGCATGAGCAGGGTCATATCGCCCACATGCACGCCCTTAAGAACTGCTTGAGGTCTTGCCTTCTATTGCCCAGGCCGAAGGCGCTAGCAATGCAGCAAGAGCTTGAGGCCGACGCCTTTGCTGAATCTCACGGCCACAGATTAGCGCTGGCAAGCGCGCTGCGCCGCATGAGCTCACACCCATTTGATCTGGATCGAGCCAGGCTGCTCGACCCATGGCATGAAGCCGAAATGAATTGAATCCAGCCGGGCCGCGTGATGCGTTCTGGCGTTCATGGCCGAGTGATTCGGCACCCAACACCATCGAGAGGATGGCTCACAAATGCAAACCCTGAAGCAACGCACCCTGAACAAACTCATCATCACCATGATGGCCCGCGCCGGCCTGATCAACTTCGGTTTGGCGTTTTCCGTGGATGCTATCGACGCAATCCCGGAAGCCCAGCGCAGCCTCTACAAAGAGTCGAACGGGAAGTTCGTACTCGACCTGGATGGCTACGAAGACCCGGCAAACCTCAAAAGCGCCCTGCAGAAAGAGCGCGAGCGTGCCAATGCCCTGGACAAGCAGTCCAAGGCTTGGGCCGGTATGGGCAAGAGCCCCGAAGAGATCCAGGCGCTGATCGAGGCGCAGCGCAAGGCCGAAGAAGACAAGGCCCTGAAGGGCGGCGAATTCGAGAAGCTGAAGCAGCAGATCATCGACCAGCATAAGGGCGAGCTGGGCAAGAAGGACGAACGTATCCAGACCCTCACCAAGAGCCTGGAGCGCCGCCTGATTGATGCCGACGCAACCGCAGCGATTGCGGATGCCAAGGGCGTCCCGGCACTGCTGCTGCCGCATGTCCGGGCCGCCACCCGCGTCGTGGAAGATGGTGGTGATTTCAAGGTGCAAGTTGTTGACGCCGCAGGCAATCCTCGCGTCAACGGCGGCGGTGAATTCCTCTCGATCTCGGATCTGGTCAGCGAGATGCGCCAGTCCGATGTATTTGGCCGCGCTTTTGAACCGTCCGGTACCGCTGGCGGCGGCGCCCAGGGTGGAGGCTCTGGCAGCGGCAGCAAGACGATCAAGGAGGCTGCATTCAATGCACTGCCTCCGAAGCAGCGCGCGGCCAAGATGGCCGAGGGCTACACGGTCGTTCCGTAACCCATTTTTCGCAAACCCAGAGCCCGCCATGAGCGGGCTTTTCCACATCTGAAAGACCCAATCATGAAGAAGACTCTCTTTTCTCTGTTTGCGCTGGCCGCTATGGCTTTCGCTTCGGTGGCTTCGGCTGCCGGCAAGGCCATCGGCGATGCTGTGCTTGGCGCGCTGGCCAATCAAGGCATTGTGCTGGGAGCAAATATCTTCACCGCGCTTCAGCCGACGCTGTTCAGTGCTGCGCAAGAGGTTGCGGCCGAGCCGTTCGGCGTCATCAGTGCTATCAATGCAAACTTCGATGACAAGGGGGTTGCAGTTGGTGATACCGTGAAAGTTCCTGTGGCGCCAACCGCGACCGCAACCGACTTCACGCCTGCGGCAACATCATCTTCTGGCGACGACAAGACGCCTACCACGGTGGATGTGTCCATCACGGCGTCGAAGAAGGTGTCCTGGCACATGACCGGCGAGCAGATGCGCTCGCTGGAGAATGGCGGCAACGATACCGAGTGGGTTCGCCAACTCGTAGCTCAAGGCATGCGCACTCTGCGAAACCTGGCCGAGGCCTCGGCTTGCGTGGCCATCAAGCAAGGTGCCTCGCGCGCTATTGGCACGGCTGGCACTAACCCGTTCGCCTCCGACATCAATGCTATTGCCGATCTGCGCAAGGTGCTGATGGATAACGGTTCGCCGCTGGCCGACCTGCAGTTGTGCATCGACTCCACGGCCGGCACTGCCGCGCGCAAGCTGGGCATCGTGCAGCAGGCCTACCAGGCCGGCAGCGACCAGGAGCGGCGTTCGGGCGACCTGCTGCGCCAGTTCGGCTTCGCAATCCGCGAATCGGCCGGCATCGTCACGCACACTAAAGGCACTGGTGCGAGCTATGTGACCTCTGGAGCCACGGCTATCGGCGTGCGTGATGTTGCGCTTGTGACTGGCACCGGCACCGTACTGTCTGGCGATGTCGTGACCTTCGCGGCCGACTCGGCCAACAAGTACGTGGTCAACACCGGCGTTGCAGCCCCCGGCACTATCACCCTGGGCCGCCCTGGTGCCCGCGCTGCGATTGCCACCGCCAATGCGCTGACGGTCGGCAACAGCTACACGCCGAACCTGGCATTCGAGCGCAATGCGGTCGTGGGCATCATGCGCCCGCCGATCTTCCCTGAGAACGCCACGATCCAGAAGACGCTGATCAGTGATGCGTTCGGCATGACCTACCTGCTGCTGCAGATCCAGCAGTACGGCATGACCACATGGGAGCTGCATCTGGCCTACGGCTTCAAGGTCGTGCAGGGCGAGCAAGTTGCAATCCTGCTGGGCTGATCTATCGCCGGGGCTTCGGCCCCGGCTTTTACCCCATCGGAGAACACCATGAACGACCTGATTACCGTCGCCAAGGGCGGCGAATATATCGAAGTGCACCCGACCTGCCTGCAAGCGCACCGCGAGCTTGGCTGGCGCGAGTGCGAGCGCCGCGAGCCGGCCGAAGACCCCGAAGGCGCTAAGAAGGCCACCGTCGCCAAGCTGCGCGATGCGCTGACCTCCAAGGGAATTGAGATCCCCGAAGGCGCTAAGAAGGCCGACCTGCAGGCGCTTCTCGACGCCGCAGCCTGATACCACCAACAAAGAACACAAGGCCGAGCCATGCCCACTATTCGCGTTTCTGATTTGCCGGTTCGGCTGATTGTTCCTGTCGGTCAGGTGCTGACAATTACCGCGCCCTCTGGGTCTTCCGCTTACGTCGTCCAAGAATCAAACCTTGATCCGGCCGCAACTGTTACCGGAACAACCCAAGCATTCGGCCCCTACGCATCCACAAAGAGCCTGGCACTCACATGCACCTCTGGTGCCGTGATGTACACGGTGGGGGCCTCGACTGATTCGGCTGGTAGTGCGGTGTCAGGGGCTGGGAATTTGGCAGGCCGCCTGCTTTCAGCGATTGAAGCTGCCAGCCGTACCAATGCTCTGAATACTGCACCATGGACGCAAGCGCCTACATGGACCGCCAGCACCAACTATGGATACGGGCAAACCGTTCGTGGTGCAGTGGCAGGGAGTACGACGAACCTTTATATGTGCTGCGGTATTCCGGGAACGCCATCATCTAATGCGGGTGTTTCAGCGGCATCAGGTGGGCCTACCGGTGTTGGTCCTGCTCTGATCACGGATGGGACTTGTGTGTGGCTGTACGTGGGCCAGGCCGAGAGCACAGGAACGAAACCGCTCTATTCCACCGTCGTTCCGGCTGCATCCACGGATGTGATGAATGGTTACCTCACCGTAGTCAGCAGGACCGTACTTTCCACCATCGGGCTTTCGCAAAGTTATCCATTAACAGCCACAAACTCGCCTGTGGAGCTTTTTGGGTGTGTACTGTCGGACGAAAAAACACCGGTCCCGAAGAACAGTAATACGGCACTTTACCCAATCCGTTCATCATCCGTAATTAAGTACGTAGCCCGCTTTATCACGAATTCCAAGAAGTGGGTTGCACTAGACACACAGGCGCCGCTGTATCGGTACGGAGCTTCGATTCGGGCCATTAAGGTAAATGGGCGCCTGCTGTCAGAGAGTGCATTACTCATGTACAACGATGGGAGCACGGCTTTGGTTAGCGCAGGAGCATGGCTCCTGGATGTTTCAGGCTTCCCCCCTGGTGACAAAGTTATTGAAGTATTCGGGCACGGAAACGTCGGTGACTTCGCTAGAAATATTGTGGTGCAAGCAGACGAATTCGTTTATCCGTATACGCCTGCAAACAATCTAAAGATGGCCCTTGAGGGCGACAGCATCACCGACATGACGTATCTGTCAGATGTTGATTGCCGCGCACGCATGGATTGGGCTCTTGGTGAGTTGCTTGGCATTCCCAGCGTGTACAACAATTCAATCGGAGGGACGGGAGTACTTAACAATCGCCCCTGGTCTTGCACATCGGCCACCGTTGTTCCCGGTGATGGAACAAACGGTGCCGCTGTTGGTCAAGGTAAGTTGACTATCAATTCTGGATTCGTGGTGACTAGCTCATCTTTTGGAGCCGGGACAACTGTCATCGGTACAGGTGTGCCTGCTGGCACATATGTACTATCCAACATCTCCGGGTCAGGCAATGGATCCACTTGGATCGTCAATAACTCGTTTTCTGTGACAGCCATTGCCGCATCTGGGGCTGCAAGTGGAACTGCGTTTGATCGGCTTGCTGACATCGCGGCATTCCAGCCGAATATCCTTGTTCTGAACGGGACGCACAACGATGACGCATATGCGGCTGCGCTGCAGACATCCGAAAAGCTGCGCTACCTGCAAGCCGCACGAGCGCAGCTTGGTAGTAGCTGCATGATCGTTGTTGTCGGCGGGAACCTTCTACAAGCGGAATCCACAACAGGCTCACAGCTTGTCGCGGAGCAAACGCTGAAAGCCGCTTTCGATGCTTTCGCGGCGACTGACTTAAACTGCGCATTTATCCCGGTTCTCACATCATTTATTCCGCTAATCAATGGGAATAACGGGTACCTGTTCCAGGCGGGTGGGAGTCCATCCGGGTATTCCAATGCGCACCCCATCAGTTGGTACTACTACCACATGAACAATGTCATCGCCAACGGCATACGGAAGTTCATTCGGTCCAAGTTCTCCTCCTGATCTTCCCAGCCCCTGCCGGTGCCCACCATGAGTGCTGAATCCCGCCCAATGACCGCGCCGCCGACGCTGTACGCGGCGATGTACCCGGAGCTGGTGCGCATCGCCAAGGCCCACGGATACGCCCTGGCCGTGCACGGCAGCATGGTGCGGGACTTCGACCTGATTGCCGTGCCGTGGACCGAAGCGGCTGGCGATCCGCAGCCCATGATCGACGAGATGAAGCACGCGATGGGCGGCGTGTACCTGCATCACGACGTTGACCATCTCGTTGCTGATGGCCGGCCCAGCGACAAGCCGCACGGACGGCGCGCCTGGTCGATCCATCTCACGACCAAGGGCTCTGACGGGCCATACATAGACCTGAGTGTGATGCCGCTTGTGCGGCCGGAGCCTCCCCAGGCATTCGGTGGCCTGCGCAACGCTCGCATCGGCTGATTCCCATCCCCGAAAGCTGCACATAGGATGACCCATGGCTCTGATCGTTGAAACCGGCGCAATCGTATCGGGAGCAGAGTCCCTGGCAAGTGTTGCCGCTGCTGATGCACACCACGCGGCGCGCGGCAATGCGGCATGGGGTGTGCTCTCCACAGGCGACAAGGAGATTGCACTCCGAAAGGCCACCGACTACATGCAGGAGCGCTATAGCGATTCCTGGCGCGGTGTGCGCGTGAGCAGTACGCAGGCCCTGGACTGGCCGCGCAGCTGCGTGTATCGCGGCGTCTATCCAGTGGCAAGCAACATCATTCCCGATGAGGTTATCAAGGCATGCTGTGAGCTGGCGCTGAGGGCGTCCGCGAAAGCCTTGACTGACGACGAGGGTGCGCAAGTCAAGTCTGAAAAGGTCGATGTGCTGGAAACGGTCTACGCGGACGGCGCACGCCAGCAGACGCGCTATGCAGCGGTAGACAACCTGCTTACGCCCCTGCTTGGTAGCAGCTCTAGCATTCGGCTGGTGCGAGCATGAGCAAGCCACCCAAAGTTTTTATGCGAAAGCCGGATCCTTTGCAGGATCGGTATTCGGACCGAGACGGCAATCTCTACTCGATTGCCAAGCTAATTGATGACGCCAAGGATCTGCCTGTTTTTGAAATTCCAGTAGCCAGCCTGAGTCTTAGCGATCAGATTTGGCCCGGGTCCAATATTTTGGATCTAGCTTTTCATGTCAAAAAGTGCATGGACGCGGATCTAGATTGCCCAATCTTGTTTGATTGGCATGGCGACATTGCAGATGGTCGGCATCGACTCATCAAAGCTATCGCTACAGGCCGGCGCACCCTGAAAGCTCGCCGCATCACATGGAAGCCAGATCCCTGCAGGATGGCTGACAAACAATGAGCCTCGACTATGCATCCACTGCGGAATCCACGGCCCTCCTGCTGGAAAAGTTCGGAGCAATCGGCCAGATACAGAGATGCACTGAAGGCGCTTACGACACGGCCACCGGCAAGCAAACAAAGACCTACACAAGCTCGGAAGCCGCCATGGTGGTGCTGGGGTACAAACAGAGCGCTATCGACGGAACCCTTATCAGGCAAGGAGACATGCGGGCGCTTATTGAGCCAGGCACCACCTGTCCGCAAACGGGCGACATGATCGTGTGGCAGGGCAAGACATGGAGCGTAGTCAACGCTGAGACTGTTGCGCCTGCTGGCGTGTCTGTTTTGCACAAAGCCCAGCTCCGAGCATGAGCAAGTGGAGCATTCCCCTGGCCGAGCTGGCTGAGAAGGTCAAGGCCGACTTGGAGACGGTGGCGCGCAAATCGACACTTGAGGTATTCGCTGCGGTGGTGGCCAGGAGCCCCGTTGGTAACCCAGACATTTGGAAGTCAAACTCTCACCGCGCATTTGCCCGCCAGCACTCGAATACGCTGGCGACAATCTATAACGATCGAGTGAAGGCGGATGTGCGCAGCTACACCAAAGGTGGCAAGCTGAAGGTCAAACTCAAGCGCGTGTTGTCTGCCAAGGCGCTTCGGGCTGCATATCCAAACGTGTCCGGCAAAGGCTATGTCGGCGGCAGATTCAGGGCCAACTGGAATGTGTCTTACGGGTCAATCGACACTAGCGTGACGAACTCAACATCTGCCACGCGTGGCACCGAAGAGGCACAAAAGGCCCTATCGCTTGATGTCGGAGGCGTGGTCTACATGACCAATAGTCTGCGTTACGCAAAGCGCCTGGAGGATGGCTACAGCACGCAGGCGCCCACCGGCATGGTGAGGCTTTCTGCCATGGAGTTCTCAAGGCGTGTTCAGGAGGCGCTGAAGAAATGAGTCAAGCAATTTGCCGCAAGGCCCTGGAGGGAAAGACTGCCGCATTCGCTGCAGCCAATGGCGGCCTTCAGGTAGCCTGGGAAAACGCAGATTTCGACCCGCCGCAAGCATTGCACTTGCGCTCATTCCTGCTGCCTCTCGAAGTGATCAGCCAAACCCTCGATATGAGGCATCGCCAATACGAGGGCGTGTATCAACTCTCCATCGTCTGCCCGGCCGGCGTCGGACCGGGCGACGGTGAGGCGCTACTTCCCATTCTTGATGCTGCATTCTCCACGGCTTCGCCCATCGCTGTTGACGGACTCAAGCTCTACATCACAAGGCCCATGGGTCCGCGCCAGGCGATCCAGGAAGAGGGCGGCAACTACGTCATTCCAGTGTCCTGCTCTTACCGCCTGGACACGATCTAACTTCCGCCCGATCGGGCACATCAACCAGCCGCCTACGGGCGGCTTTGTCATTTCCGAAAGGCAAAACCATGTCCCTCTCTAAAAACAAGTTCATCTTCAAGCGCCGCGCCATCGTTGGCTTGCTGGCTGGCCTATTGATCAGCTCCGGCTTGGTCATGGGCGCCGTGTCGCTGCCCAATGGCTCGACCGTCGCCATCGCGAGCGGATACGGCAGCGCCATCACAGTTTCGGCCATCACCAATGCTTCGCCCGCTGTCGTCACCACATCCACGGCTCACGGCCTTGCGACCGGCGATTTTGTGGAGGTGACGAGCGGATGGAGTCGCCTCGACCAGAAGGTTTGTCGCGTTACCCAGGTCACATCGACCACCATCAGCCTGGACAACATCGACACATCGCTGACCAGCATTTTCCCGGCAGGCGGCGGCATTGGCTCGATCCGAAAAGTGACTGGATACACCCAGCTCTCGCAGATCTTGAGCTCAAGCTCCAGCGGCGGCGAGCAGCAGTTCGCCACATATCAATTCTTGGAGTCGGACAGCGAGAAACGCATCCCCACCACCAAGAGCGCGGCGGGTCTGACCTTCAGTGTTGCCGATGATCCCACCCAGGCCGGCTACATCCTGGCGTCTGCAGCCAATGATGACCGCCTCAAGCGCGCCATCAAGGTGACTCTGGCCAGTGGCAGCATCATTTCCTACAACGCCTACGTGTCTGTGAACAAGACGCCGAGCCTGACGGTCAATGAAGTGATGGCCGTGGAGGCCACCCTGTCTTTGCTGGCTGAGCCGGTGCGCTACGTTTCGTAATCAATCCGATCAATCCACCATGAGCCTGCCGCGTGCGGGCTCTTTTCATTGGAAAACACATGCCGAAACTGAAGCTGAACCCGAGCCCTACATTCGCCGCCAAGGTCACGATTCCATCGCCCGAGCCTGACCCGCAAGTCATCACCTTTACATTCCGCCACAAGACCAAGAAGGAGCTTGAGGAGTGGGCCACCAGCGAGGCCAGCAAAGAGCGCGGTGATGCTGAGACAGTGATGGGCATTGCGACGGGATGGGATCTGGAAGAGCCCATGAATGCGGAAACTCTGGCAACCCTCTTTCAGAACTATCACGCATCGGCTCGCACCATTGTTGATGAGTACATGCGCGCTCTGACCCAGGCCCGCTTGGGAAACTGAAGGCGGCCGGCGCCGGGCTCTACCGGCCGGCGCCAACGGCCGCAGAGTGTTCTCGCCTTGGTCTGACATTGGCCGATGTGGAAGACCAGAACACGGTAGAGATCTGGCCCGACAACTGGCCTGCTATTGAGCTCTTCGAGCAGCTCGATACGCAGTGGCTAGTCGGCCCAGGTGGAGCTTACGGGCTGAACTACTCATCCCTGCAAAGCACTCTGTCCATGCTGGACATCGAGCGCGACCGCTGGGCTGATCTGTTTTCAGACATCCGAATTCTTGAGGCGTCAGCGCTCAAGCAAATGAGCAGCAATCGCTCGTAAGGACACCATGTCCCAAGACATCACCACCATCGGCCTTGCGGTCGACACATCCGGCGTCAAGGCGGCAAACACCGAGCTGGACAAGTTCAGCGCAACCGGCGCCAAGGTTGAATCTGCGACGGATCGCATCGAGGCCGGACTGAAGCAAGTCGGCACAGCCAGCCAGGCGGCGGCGGCCAACTTTGCATTGCTCACCACCGAGCAGGGCAGGAACACCGCAAGCGCGCGAATCCTTGAGGGCATTCGAGTTGCTCAGCAGGCCTCTCTCAAGGGTCAGTACGACGCGCAACAGAAGTTCATCGCGTCTCTGAAGGATGAGGCCGATGCGGTCGGGAAGACGCGCGCCGAACTGATGGCAATGAAGGCGGCGCAGCTCGGCGTGTCCGACTCTGCGGCGCCACTGATCGCCCGGCTCACCGCTGCAAACAAGGTGAACGCATCATTCGCAGCCGGCAACAAGATGAGCGCCTTTCAGGCCCAACAACTCAGCTTCCAGCTGAACGACTTGTTCGTACAGATTGCGAGCGGCGCGTCTCCGTTGATCGCTCTGATTCAGCAGGGCTCTCAGTTGTCTGGCACCTTCGGTGGCATTCGCGGTGCACTGGCCGCCGTGGCATCTACCTTGACCGGTACCGTCTTGACTGTTGGTGCCACTGCTGCCAGCTTTGCGGCCCTGGCTTACGCCTACTACGAGGGCGGGCAGCGAAGCAAGTCTTTTTCCGACGCAATCAGGCTCACTGGGAATGCGGCCGGCTTGACTGAAGGTCAGTTCAATTCACTGACGGAAACCGTCGCCAAGTTCACTGGCACATCAATGGGCGCAGCCAGAGAGGCCCTGCAAGCCTTTGTCAGCACCGGCCAATTCAGCGGGGATGCGCTCACAAAATCAACGGAAGCGGCACTGCTGTTTTCAAAGGCTTCAGGCCAGTCCATCGAAGACGTTGTAAAGCAGTTCGCAACGCTGGCCGACTCCCCGTCGCGCGCCGTGGAGGCGCTCAATAAGAAAATGAATCTGCTGAACGCGGATCAAACCAAGTACGTCAAGACGCTTGAAGACCAGGGCGACTCGCAAAAGGCCGTGATCGTCGTGATGGATGCGCTCAATGCGCGCCTCAAGACTGGCGGAGAAAAGGCCGGCACAGCAGAGAAGGCACTGATAGCGCTCAAGGATGCTTTTGACTCACTCAGCGGAAAAGCAGGATCGACCATCACCTTCGATGATCAGATTACAAAAATAACCGCAAGGATTCAGGCAGAAACAGCAAAGCTGAACGCGCTTCAGTCCCCGAGCATTAACGCCCCGCAGGTCAACCCAGCCGAGAGCGAATCGGTCATCAAGGCGCGCATCGCAGGCCTGCAGAAAGAGCTCGAGCAGCGGCAGGCGCTCAAGAAGGCCAAAGAGGATGAGGCGAAGGAGACCAGCGACAGCGCCAATAGGGAGAAAGACAAGACCGAGTACCTGAAGCTCCAAGAAGCCAGCATGACGCGTCAGCAGCGGCTTGCTAAGGCTATTGCAGATGCCAATGCAAAGATGGATAAGGCCGGCGTCTCTGAGGCAGATCGCAAGCCGGTGCTGGCGTCCATTCGAGAGCAATTTGACCCAGGCATTGATACCTCAAAGTCCGGGAGTGCCATCGCTGTGATTCAGCGCCAGCTTGAGCAACTGAATACGGCCTATAGCGCGTCAGAGTCGATTCTTGAGGCTACTCGCCAAGCTGGGTTGATGTCGGAGCAAGAGTACTACGACGCGAAAAGTGGGTTCATCAAGCTCGACCAGGCCGCCCAGGTGTCGGCTATGTTGGCTGAAAACGCCGTCATTGAGAGGTCAAACCAGAACATCCGGCTCACGACTGCGGAGCGAATCGCCAACGGATCAAAGATCGCCGACAACCTGGCAAAGATTGACGGCATCAATACCAAAGCAGCGGCCTCGACTGCAATTCTTGGGGTCCAACAACAGAGCGCATCTGCCGCAATGGCAAAGGCCTTCGAGCAAGCGCGCCAATCAGCATCCGACTATCTGCGCACCCTATACCGAGCCCAGCAGCAAGAGCTCGACATGCTCGGCATGGGAACTGCGGCCCGCCAGCAAGCGCAGGGTCGCAACCAGATCAGCAATCGCTATGACGACGAGCGCCGCCGCATTCAAAACGAACGCGCACTGCTGGAGACACAACAAAAGGGGAGCCTGACCAGCGACCAAGAAAAGCGCTTTTCTGATCAGCTTGCCCTGCAGGACGAGTTCGAGAAAAAGGCGCTGGCGTCCTATGACGACTACACGGCACAAAAAACCAACTCAGACAAGAGGTGGCAAGTCGGGGCCAGCGAGGCCATGGCCAATTACCTCAACGAGGCGAACAACACGGCCAAGCTTGTTGAAACCTTCTATACCAATTCGCTAAGCAGCATTGAAGATTCTTTGGTCAGCTTTGTTACCACCGGGAAGCTGAACTTCAGCAGCCTGGCCAATTCAATCATTGCTGATCTCGTCCGCATTCAGATCAAGCAATCGCTGGCGAATGTCGTGTCCAACTACGGAAGTTACTTGACGCAGGCCGGGAGCTATTTGTTCGGTGGCGATGGCTCTTCATCTGCATCATCGACCGTCAGCAGCCAGTATTCATTGGATACATCAGGCGTTCGTCTTGGCAAGGCGATTGGCGGCACTGTTTCTTCTGGCGGCATGTACCCAGTCATTGAAAAGGGAACCCCTGAGGTCGCCAAGCTCAACGGCAAATCCTATCTGCTGACGGGTGACACATCGGGCACCGTCACTCCGGCTTCTGGTGCGACTGGCCAGCAGGCGAACTTCACCTTCAACATCGGCAGCGGCGTCACGCGCAATGAGCTCGCGGCCATGCTGCCAGAGCTCAAGAAGCAATGGGCCGCCGAGTACACGGCTCAGCAGCGGCGAACATCCGTCATGGGTGGAGGGGTGAGCTGATGGCAACCTATGACTACCCCGTCAAGCTCAAGCCGGAGTCCATCATTTGGACGAGCATCAAGAGTGCCGTTCAGTCCAGGTCGCCCATCACTGGCGCCACCGAGGTGATCGAGTTCCCGGCCGAGCGCTGGGGGTTGTCGATCAATCTTCCGGTGCGATTCGACTTCGATGGAGGCGAGGCTGAGGCGTTCTTCTCGCGCATCGCTGGCGGTGTTGATCGCGTCCATATCTGGAACTTCATGCGGCCCATTCCGCTCGGAACAATGCGCGGAACTCCGACGATTGCAGAGGCGGCAGTTCGCGGACAACAGTTCCTGAAGATTGCGGCCAATGGAAGCCTAAAAGCTGGCGACTTTTTCCAAGTTCGAACGCAGCTATTTCAGTGCTTCATGGACTGCGAGTCGGTTGCTGGCGTTATTACCGTTCCGGTTGTTCATCGTGTCAGGTCTTCGATCACTGTTGGCTCTGCGGTGGCGTGGGATCGCCCTACAGCCCTGTTCGTCATGCCTGGAACATCCAGCAGCGTGAACTACGGCGGCGGCGTGATGCAGCCCATCACCATTGATCTCTTGGAGGTCTACAAGTGAGCGGCGCCCGCGAGCTTTTGCCAGGCGCACTGGCGGTGCTAGGCAATAACCTGGCCGCCGCCGTCTTTGTGGAAATGCGCCTAGCCACGCCCATCTATATGTGCAATGCCGCCATCGACATTGAGGCGGAAGGCAAGACGTGGATTGGTGTTGAGCAGATGCAGGTCCAGGAGGTGTCAGAGTCATCGGGCCAAGTGGATCAAATGCAGTTCACGCTGCCTGCCGTGCCGAACGACTATCTCTCGCTGGCGCTGTCCACCACTATCCGATCAAAGACCGTAGTGCTTTACCTCGGCATCTTCTCTCCCGACACGCAAGAGGTGCTGCAGTTGCTGCGCCTGTGGTCTGGCCAGCTCGATCAGATGCCCGTCAAGTTTGGTCCTGAGACGGCATCCATCACCGTCACCGCCGAGCACCGCGCCGTGGCCTACGCCAGGCCCAAGCCGTCGCGCTACACCGACGCCGAGCAGCGCCGCCTGCATGCCGGCGACAAGTGCTTGCAATACCTCATCAGCCAAAGCCAGGCGCAAGACATCTGGCCATCTGCGGACTGGTTTAAACAATGAGCTCAGAACAAGCCACCAAGCCAGCGCGCTACCGCGACTGGCAGAGCCGCCTTGCGTCTTTCATCGCCTCGCGTGAGGCGGCTCCGTTTGAATGGGGCTGCAACGACTGCGCGCTGTTTGTAGTTGATGCCGTGCAGTCCATCTGTGGACATGACGCCGCCGCCGATGTGCGCGGCTACAGCACCGCGCTGGAGGCCGCTCGCGTAGTTGATCGGCTGGGCGGCATGCGCGCCATCGGCGCAAGCCGGTTCGGTGAAGAGATCGTGCCCGCGCTAGCGCAAGTGGGTGATGTGGGCCTGGCGGTGCTGGACGGCCGAGAAACCCTGATGCTATGCGGCGGCTCGCGCTGGCTTGGGCCGGGGCCTGATGGCCTGGTGCGCCTGCCTGCTGGCGCCGAGATCAGCGCCGCATGGAGGTGCATCTAATGCCGCCCGTCGTTGCAGCAGTCGCCGCAAATTATGTTTTGGGGGCAGCCGTCAGTTACGGGCTCATATCACTTGGATCGGCCGTATTTCTGGTGGCTTCATATGCCGTCGGTCAGTACCAGGCCGCCAAAGCTCGAAAGGCGGCGAAAGAGGCCTACAACAACAGCCTCACTGACCGACTCGTCATGGAGTCAACGGTCAGCCAGGCGCGCAGCCGCTGCTACGGCCGCGTGCGCAATGTGGATGGCATTTTGTTCAAAGCCACGCACGGCGATAAGAAGCAGTACTACACCCTAGTTATCGCCCTAGTCGGGCATGAAATAGACGGGGTAGAGCAGGTCTATTTTGGTGACACGCCCGTCGCGTTGGACCCTTATGGTTGGGTGCTCACCACGCCTTGGAATGGCAGCACTACCAGCACCGGCTCGGTGAGCATCCCTGCCGGCGCCACCACGGCCACGCTGCCCGATGTGCCAGACGCTGGCAGCGTCAGCGTGGTTGCACACACGCCCGATGGCGATGTGATCATTGCCGCTGGTGCCGATATTGATGACATCGACTTTGGCGGCGGCATGATTGGCTTTGCGCGCACCGTCATCTATCAGTCCACCAACTCAACCAGCAAGGCGCGCGTCCGCGTTTACAACGGCAGCGAATCCCAAGACCTCAGCACCGAGCTGGCTGCTGACTTGCCAGATCTCATCACGGCGGGTGACCAGCGCTTTGCGGGCATCGCTTGCATGCGAGTGGATCTGACCTATGACCAAGATGCCTTCACGGCTGGTGTGCCCAACCCCATCAGTGCCACATTCAGGGCGGCTCGCGTGTATGACCCGCGAACCGGGCTGACACAGTGGACAGAAAACCCTGCGCTCATTGCGCGTGATTGGTCTCTGTATGCACACGGAGGCGCCTGCGAAGCAGACGACATCATTGAGCAGGATCTCATCACCGCAGCAAACGCCTGCGACGTGCGGCACGTTTTTTCGAGCGTTGACGATGAAGGCATCACCGTCAACACCGAGCGGGCGCTGTACGCCTGTGGCATCGTCTGCAGCACCGAGGCCAACCCGTCCGACACGCTAGCCGCTATTTGCGAAAGCATGGCCGGTGAGTACGCATGGGTGGGCGGCCAGCTCTCTATCCGTGCGGGCGTCTACAGCGCACCGGTCGGCACCATTACCGCCGATTGGCTGAGCGACAAAGGCTCCATCGAGATGGTCAAAGACGCTGCGCGCAGCGATCTTGTCAACGTCATCACGCCCACCATTTCAAACGCGGCTGACGCCTACGTCGCAGGCCCCATCCCGCGCATTCCAGCCGCCGCCTACATTGCCGACGATGGCGAGGAGTACCCCGCCGAGCTCACTTATGAGGGCGTGACCGATGCAGACCATGCCGCTCACATTGCCGGCGTCAGCATGCGTGACGCGCGCTCAGCCCGCACCTACAAGTTGCCAGTCAACCTGCTGGGCCTGCAGTGCAAGATGTTCGAGACCTGGACGGTCAACATCCCGGAGGTCGGCCTAGCAAATGTGCCCATGCGCATCGTGGCATGGAGCCTGAATTTTGAGCAGGCCTATGTGTGGCTCACACTCAAAGAAACCAGCGCCACCATCTTTGACCCAGCCGCCACGTTTGAGCGCGACAACCCACTCAAAAACAACTCACTACCAAACGTGTATGACGTGCCCGACCTTGGCGCGCTGACGCTAGACAGTGGCACCAATCAACTCCTGCGCCAAGCGGATGGGACCATCGTCTCTCGCCTGCTGGTGCAGTGGCCCGCCGTGCAAGATGAGGCGGTGCGCAATGGCGGCAGCATCGAGCTGCGCTATGGCCCGTTTGGCACCTCACCCGCCAATTGGCAGACCATCGAGGCGCCAGGTACCGACACGCAGATTCACATCCTCGGCGTGCAAGACGGGAAAGTCTATGCCGTGTCTGGCCGGGCGCGCAACAAGCTGGTGGCTGGTGCATGGAGCAAGCTCGCGCTGGAGGTCATAACAGGCAAGACGGCTATCCCGGTTGACGTGCAGGGCTTTGCGCTCGCCGTCATTCCCGGCGCTCTGCGCGGCACCCGCACGCCCAGCACCGAGGCTGATTACGCATCCACCCTTTACCGCGTCGGCGCTAATCCGGATGTAGCCACCGCCGTGCCGGGCACTAGTGACGCTTTGGGCTTTACTTGGCCGTGGCCATCGCTTGGCGCCAAGACGATCTGGGCGGCCGACGTTGACACCAGCGGTAACGTCGGCGGCTGGGTCAGCCAAACCGTCACCGTCGGCACGGATCTGCTCATCGGAGCCAGCGGCATTGATGCGCCGGCTGAATGGCTCAATAGCAATGTGTCCCTACAGTCTCTGGGTCAGCAAACCTGGAGCGTGGTGGCCGTTGGCGCCAGCAACACCGCCACACCGCCGGCCGCCAGCGGCACACATTACAACGGTCAGCACCTCA